ATAGAATCTGTACAAAAAGGAAATCATATACCAAGGTGTAGGGAGAATTTTATCTTTGAAATTTAGACGCGACATAACTCTAGCACCACTAGTAGGTTCTTCAACCATGTGTCTCGTACGAAGACCGATAAAATTGTCTGTTTGTGAAAGTCTCGCAAACAGACCATATCGCTTCATAAGAGAACGCAGGGAAGTGAAGTACTCACCAGTGGTTTGAGCGGTCACATCTTGTGTTGTGTGTGAGGGAACGAGAAGATTCTCGTCTGTTGGAACAAAAACCGTGCCAATATCAGACTGAGCATATCTACTTTGGAAGCCAGGAGCTAGGTTCATCACAGGCCGGGCAATTTGGTAGTCATCTCCACCACTATGAGCGATGTAAAAAGTTACAGCGGACGCAGTGGTAGGGGGACTAGACAAATCAACCAACGAGTAAATAGCCAAACAACCTGTCTTGGTATCCAACGTAGTAGCATCTGGTCCAGGATTGTCAGGGTTTTTAGTCCGTTTATATGTCTCACGCCAATCAGTGTTACTGATGAAAGGAACAGAAACTCTAAAAGTTGTTCTGCCCATTTCATCTTGTCTATCTTTTAGATTACAAACTACATTATAATTAGTATTAAGCAATTCGCCGAGCTCGCCGGGGACGTCTGCAAGGTTGGTTTCTGGAAGGAAAACAACTGCAAAACGTCCCTGGTGATAAGGTGTCTTGACGATCATAATATCATAATTGATGGTTCCCCGCCAAAGGGTACCCATCATACTAGCATACGCAAAACTCCCAAGATATAAAGTTTGGGTGTCTTCCGTATTTAAGTATTGATATTGTGATAGTGGAGACACCTCCCAAGCAGTAATAAGTTTACGTGCAGTGAAAAGCGTTTCGTCAGCAGTTTGAGCATGGAAATAGTTGGGTCTCCCGAAAATATAGCTGAGGTTTAACTCGTCTTTAGTTTCGGGAATAAAAGAGGACCCATCTATGCCATTGTCTTGAAGCAAAGCAAGAGTAGTAGCATCATCATTACCTTCCGTATGAATAAGAGTAGAATTTGGTTTAAGAACAGAAATAGTCTGAGAAACGATACTCGTCGGTTTTGACCATCCAAAAGTGGCAGCAGTTTTACCTACCGCACGAGAAACCCAAGCAACGGTTGACGCAATGTTTCCTATAATGGGAATACCAGATAGGACATCTGCGACAGTTGCTACTCCACTCGCTACTTTAGACACAGGGCCAGGCGTTTCCACCTCGCCCGTGTCCGAAGCAGCGACCGGAGCAACGCCAGATTGGGCGACTCGGTAACCTTTGGATGTTAAACGAGAAATATCGTGAAGATCGCGAGCAGTAGAAATAACGTCATTCTGAGTAGGAACAAAGAATTGCGGGTTAACAAAGCGAGCGAAAACCGTATATTTTGCTTTTTCGACGGCGACAGAGCCGCGTAGAGGTGAAAATACATACAGGAAAGCAGTTCCGAATTGATTAGCGGAATTACTAAGATCAAAAAGATCGTAAATATTAGCGTAAGGACAAATTAATTTAAGGGAATTACCTTCTTCGATACTAATAATTTTATGGGGACATGATGTTTGGGAAGCTAAATACCTAGTTCCTTTTCGCCGAAAGTCATCAGTTTGATTATAATAAGGATTATAAACTAACATGAGGGCTCCCTGCAAAAAGGGTTGGGCGTTAATTTTGACTTCAATTTCAATGTCTGATTTAAAGTATTGGTAATTTTTAAGTTTGTCTACAACTAATGGGGAATTGTTGAATATATCCGAAGGAAAATTAAATTGACGCAAGTAATTTTGAGAGTCGTTGTCGTATGAAGAGAGAGACAATTGAATGGGAATTGAATCATCATCAGTTGTCCATTCAAAGGTCCCTAAATTAACAGGACGCTCAAGAATACTCATTATCTCGTGTCTAGTGGTGTCATTCAAGGCCATCTGTCTTGTGGAAGATGGCATCGATTTGGCATCAGCAGACATTTGAACATCAGTTAATAATTTTCCTCGAGTAGAGTCAACATTTGTGTTTTGGTCTTGATCATAAGAAACAGATCCGGAATTATTATTATTTTGGGTACTAGGAGTCATGTGTTACGACAGGGGTAGATGACTATTCACCCTGAAGTCGGGAGCTGTATCACCAGAGCACAGCAACACTCTATAGGGGCAAGGGAAATAGCAGTGAAGAGAAAAGTATCCCGTTTGTATTTTCACATCAAGATCACATTTCCGGGGCCAGGCCAAGGAGTTTACCATAGAGGAACATATTGGGTTCGAGCGTACATATCGCGATTGGATTTGTACACCTCCATCTGCTCGTAAAAGGTGGGAACAATAAAATTGATCCCAACTTTTGCGAGTTCCTCTCGTATACGAGTACTCCACAACTCGTATACTGTTTGCGGATGGAGAGAGAGTTCCATGAGAGCTTGTTCACAATTTTCGATGGTCGAAGATCGAGTTGCTTTTCCACGAATCCAATTTGTAATTTCAAGAACATTTTCTAAATCCATTGGGGCTAAGAAAGTTCCATCTTTCTGGATTACAAATTTTCTTTTAAGAAAGGCAACATCTTCCAAGGGTTTCCAAGGAAGGATCTTTCCAGTTTTAGCTTCATCAGTATATGTGAGACCAAAAGAAGCAAGAGCGTCAGTCAAGGTGAGTTGATTAAACCAGCTAAGTATTTCAATACTAACTGATTTAATATCATCATCACCATAAATGATTTCCGCTACATGCTTCCTGTAATCACACAAAGCTGGTA